CTCGCTGACTTGGGCAATGACGGTAACGCATTGACGAGGAAACTTCTTCGTGAGGTGCGCACCGACAGCATGGGTCGTGACTCAACTGTTGTCTACTTCCCATCCATCACAATGCCCGAGGGATATGTGGAGGAGGACGAAGACAGCGACAACTAGTCGTAGGTGATAGTCGGGAGCATCACGGCGCAAGCCGTGGTGCCCTCACAGTGCATCGGCGTTGTGTCGGTGCATTGTGAGGGCATACAATTGCCCGTTCAACTAACAGACCCGAGGAGGTCACACCATGGATGCAAGTATTCACAAAGTAACTGGGTTGCGGATTGAACGATCCGATGACTCAAGAATCAACACGATTGATCTCGTGATTGAGTACGAGGACTTGGCGTTCAGCCGTCCCCAATGGGAGCAGGACAAGGAGTCATTCGGTTACGCAAAGTTGGAGTCCACGATCACTCTCTTCATCAGTGATGAGGTGAACATGGACACGGTGTTGTGGCAAGCAATTGCAGATGTCACTTCACAACTCTCCAATGCGTGAGTAATCAGCAGTGGGCAGTCATGGCGCAAGCCATGGCGTGCTCGGAGTGCACTGACCCCCATCGGTGCATTCCGAGGACGCAAGTCCATACTTAGTAATCCAAAACAGAATCTGAGGAGGTTCTCACCATGGGTGCAATAACACCAAAGCAACAGGCATTCATTCGCACAATGCTCCTTGAGCGTGCTTCAACACTCGGTCTTGATGAGGCTGGTGTTGACCAGTACATCATTGATCACAAGGTGAATGAGTTGACCAGTAAGTCAGCATCGTTCGCCATTGACGCAATCAAGAAGATTGAGGTCAAGCGAGTGGGCACTGATCACTTGCCGAAGGCAGAGCGCACCATCGTCAACAAGTATGCGAACCCGTGCGCATTGTGCGGGAACCCTGTACCTGTTGGTGCTGGTCACGCATTGCTCATCGGTGGCAAGTGGCAGACATATCACGCTGTTGGTCAGTGCTCGTCCGAAGTTGTGGCACAGCCACAGCAGGTGACTAACGAACTATTCGGCACACTTGCCGATGGGTTCTACGCATTGAAGTCAACAGGCACCAACGATCTTGTGTTCTACGCCGTCAAGACGAACAAGGGTTTTCATAACCCGAGTTACAAGGGACAGCGTTCGGTTTACATGATCGTGGGTGGTCATCGTGATGAGCGACTCAACGGTGAGCGTGCGGTAAACGCTGTCAAGCGTCTCGTATCACTTACTGACGATGAGCGCATGCAAGCACAGGCACTGTACGGTCAAGAGATCGGACGGTGTGGTGCGTGCGGGCGTCATCTCACTGACGAGTTCACACGCAAGCGTGGCATCGGCAACGACTGCGCAAAGCGACTGGGCTTCTAGCCCGAGGATGTCACATCGCAAGATGTGGCGCCCTCACAGCACATCGGGAAACTGGTGTGTTGTGAGGACGCAAGTCCACTAACAATTACCTGAGGAGGTAAACAGACCATGAATACACAACTAGAAGGACTGAGTGCATTGCTATCAGGGCTTGAGCGTGTTGCGCCAGCAATCAATGCTGACCCCGCACTCCTTGCTCTGAGTAGCGCTCACGATGGTGAGGTCGCTGTAGATCTCGCTCAACCTCTCTTCCCATTCCAGCGTGCTGGCGTGGCGTATGCGATCAAGCAACGCCGTGTCATCATCGGAGATGAGATGGGGCTGGGCAAGACTCCGCAGGGCATCGCAGTGGCTGTACAAGCACGCCGAGAGAATCACAAGGTTCTCGTGGTCGTGCCACCATCACTGCGCACCAACTGGGTTCGCTCATTCGCACTGTTCGCTCCATGGCTCTCTGTAGCCGTGGTCAAGGGCAGTAAGGTCGGTGCCATTCCCAAGGCTGATGTCGTGATCATTGGTGACAGCAATGTTGACCTGTGGTCAATGAAGTTGGCTGGCAAGTTTGGAGCGCTCATCGTAGATGAAGCACACCGTGCCAAGAATGCGAAGTCAGGTCGCACCAAGGGCATTGCATATATCGCTAAGTCAATACCGACTGAGGGATATGTCGTATTGCTCAGTGGCACCATCATCGTGAATCGTCCAAGCGAACTCGTTGCTCCGCTGTCAATCATTGACAGACTGGACAGAGGGTTCGGTGGACGCAACGCATTCCTGTTTCGTTACTGTGATCCGATCCACAATGGATGGGGTTATGTGTACAACGGAGCGAGTAACACAACTGAGTTGAACGACAAGTTGCGTGGCATTTGCTATGTGCGCCGTAACAAGTCAGATGTGTTGAAAGAACTCCCAGCGAAACGCCGTGCTCAAGTGGCGGTAGAGATCACTGAAGATGATCTCGCAACATACCGTCACGCCGAGAATGACTTCCGTGACTTCGTCATCGCCAATGGCGGTGCTGAAGCATGGCAGAAGGCATCCAAGGCTGAGGTGATCACACGCCTCAATGCACTGCGCAAGTTGCTCGGTATCGCCAAGATCCCGTATGTGGTAGAGCATGTTGAAGAACTTGTCGCTCAAGGCGAGAAGGTCATCGTGTTCGCACATCACCGAGATGTCATCGCAGGACTCGCCAGTGCTCTAAGCAAGCACGGCGTAGTCAAGGTGGCTGGCGGTCTTACCGATGAGCAGAAGCAGGAAGCAGTTGACGCATTCCAAACTGGTGACGCCAAGGTGTTCATCGGACAATTCACAAGTGCTGGTGTTGGTCTCACATTGACCGCATCATCGCATGTGGTGTTCGCTGAAGTGCCATGGACGCCAGCCGAAGCAGTGCAGTCAGAAGACCGTGCACACCGCATCGGTCAAGACAACGCAGTCGTTGCGTGGTGGTTGTTGGCTGTAGATGACACAAGCGAGATCCCAACAGTGGACGATCGCATGTGGGCACTACTCAACAACAAACACGAGACGGTATCGGCTGTCTTGACAGGTCACGGTGAAGACATGGGTGCAGAGGGCGGAAGCATTACGCAAGCCCTCATTGACGGGATCGTTGGTAACGGATAATCGTGGGCGCTGTAGCGCTTCATGGTCAGCGTTACGAGCGACAGTCGGTGCACTTCTGTCCTCACGGGAGCACACCACAGTTCATCACGGGCGCAAGCCCGTGGTGTTCTGACGGTACATCGGCACACCGCTGGTGTACCGTCAGAACATCACCCGATGTTCACAACAAGACCTGAGGAGGTCACCATGTACAACTTAAATATCACTCTCAACGGAGGCATAGATCGCCGTGGATCCGAACTGGACATGCTTTATGCATTAGTTAATGAAGGTATGGACTCCATGTACAACCGACTCGGTGACGATGGCGTTTATCCGTGGGGTTCTCTTGAGCAATATCATGCTGTAGCGGACAAGGTCATTGGCGCTCTCAGCAAGATCTGTGACGAGAACGGCTTCTAGAGAGTTCCCCTAGCGCTTCAGGCGTGGCGTTCAATCGCAACTAGGGACAAGGCAATAACGCCGAAGTAAACAAAGCCTGAGGAGGCACCATGAAAGTAAGCAAGGCAATTAAATTGCTGAGTGAGATCAATCCTGACGAAGAGATCTGTATCTCTTGGTGGGAATCAAACTTGTTCTTCACTGGCGATGAACACGAAACACCAGTGTCAGCAGATTCAGAAGAGTGGCTAAACGCAGTCGCTGAGTTTGACGCTGAAAATGGTTACGAGAGTATCAACCGACAGGTGTGGGAACTTATCCATTACGCCATCACTCAAGAAGGAGAGTTTTAATGACAATCGGAACACCAATAGGTGCGTGGGCAATTATCCAATGGAAGGACACGCAGGACGAAAGCGAGGTGTACATCTCGTTTGGCACATGGAATGAGAACGAGTGGGACGGCGAGTATGACTCGCTGGGCAATCGTGACGATGCGGTCTTCTTCTACTGCGAAGGCGGAGAAGAAGAACTTAAGTCGCTCGTAGGCAACAACGGCGAAGACTTCAATGTCTTGTCGTACGACATTGACTACAGCATTCCACTCGTGCTCGCTGACATAAACGAGCCAGTATTCAAGGAGGATGCCCAATGAGCAAGGTCATGATCGGCACAGGGTTGTTAGTTGACGACCACCATGGCGTGTACAGCGCCATGGAAGCGTGCAGAATTGCACGAGAACTCGGGTGGGATGGGCGCCAGCCCACCGACATTGAGGACTCGTGGTACCAAGAACAGGTAGCCACGGAATGGTTGAATGAGAATGTCGCTACTGACGGTCACTCATTCGGCTGGCACGATGGCATGTACTTCTACATGCCACAGACATGGTGGGAGGATGTCGCTTGATAGGGAGCATCACGGGCTACGGCTCGTGGTGCCCTCACAGCCCATAAAGCATATTTGTGGGTTGTGAGGGTACGCAGTACCCGATACATTAGTTAATCCATTAAACCTGAGGAGGTTAAATGTTACAGCCAGTAATCAAAATGACAGTTGAAGAATGGGAAGAGAAGTTCAAGCCCGTCAACAATCACCTAGATGACAACGCATCATGGTCAGACGATGAGGGCAATGGCATCATGTTTGAAACATA